GGCGGCCGAGGTCGCGGCGGGCGAACGCGCCGTGACCGCCGCGATGCGCGAAGCCGGTACCGGGCTGAAGTCGGCCTGGCGCCTGCAGATCACCGGCGCGGGGCTCGGCCCCCGGCTGGCCAACTCGATCCGGAGCCAGAACTTTCCGAGATCGGGCGATAGCCTCGATGCCGCGGCGCTGGTCTGGTCAAAGGCCCCGGTCATCGTTGGCGCGCATGACACTGGACCGCTGATCCGCTCGAAGAACGGGTTCTGGCTGGCGATCCCGCTGCCAGCGGCGGGCAAGTCCCTGCGCGGCGGCAGGATCACGCCCGGCGAATGGGAGCGGCGACGCGGGCTGCGCCTGCGCTTCGTCTATCGCCGGACGGGACCGAGCCTGCTGGTGGCCGAAGGGCGGCTGAACACGAAGGGTCAGGCGGCGGTGTCGCGCTCGAAGACCGGGCGCGGCAAGGTCACCGCGCCGATCTTCCTGCTGGTGCCACAGGTCAAGCTGCCGAAGCGTCTGGACCTTGCCCGGGACGCGGACCGGGCGCTGGACAGCGTGCCGGGGCTGATCGTGGCGAATTGGGTGGAGGTGCGCCTTCCGTAACCTCAGCGGATTTTTGCCATCGCATGTGCTTCAAAACGGTTCCCGAATTGCTCCGCGATGTTGCGCCAACGAGTTATGCCCGACAGCCGAAGGGCATAAGGATTTCCATCAACCTGGATGGCCTGACCATGTGCGATCCGGTTTCGCACCTGATTGACTATATCGAGGTTCTTTTTCAGCGCCGTGGTGGATTGCCCCTGCCAAGACAGACCGTCGAAAACATCAGTCACGCCAAGGCGAAGAAAAAGCGCGACAATGTTTTGGTCGCTTGGATTTCCCCATCTGTTCCAAGTCGCAGAGTACGATTTGACCTCAGCAGCCGTCATTGCCCGTCCAAAGGCCTTTTGCGAACACGCCAAAAATACGTCCCCAACGAACGCTTGGAGCGCTGACGAAAGCATCACTACACATGCGCGATTGAGAGCTGAACCTTCATGCTGACCGTCAACCAGTCGGCGTGGAGCGCCAGCGTTCCCTCCATGCAAGTTCCTTCGCGCGGCAAGAAGCTCGTCAACCAGTATGAGCGATAACGGCAATCTGTTCCCTCCACCTCACCTCGTTTGCCGAGAGCTTCAACGAGGAGGCACGAACAATCAACTGCTCGCAGCTTCGCAATGCCTCCCGAAATGCGCCAATAGGCAGTCTCACTACCGATGTCACACCGCGAAACAATCCTCACCGCGCTGCACGCGCGGCTGTCGGCGCTGCCCGCCACGGCTCTGCGCGGTGAGGTGCTGCCTGAGCGTATCCCGACTGAGGGGCTGCTGATCCTGCGGGACGGCGAGCCCGGAGAACCGGATGTAACCCTGTCGCCGCTCGCCTACCACTACCAGCACCGCGCGGAGATCGAGGCGGTCGTGCAAAGTGCCGACCGTGACACCGCCTTCGACACGCTGACCGCCGGTATCGGGGCCGCGCTGGCCGCCGACCGGACGCTCGGCGGCCTCTGCGACTGGGTCGAGGCGGAGGCGCCACGGCCGGTCGATCTGCCGGTCGATGGCGCGGCGAGCCTGAAGGCCGCCGTGATCCCGGTCGTGCTGCACTATTCCACGGCCGACCCGCTGGCCTGATCCAACCGACCACAGGAGACGAACATGGCACGAGCCCAGGGGGCGCGGGCGCTGATGGCGCTTGCGTTCGAGACAACCTATGGAACGCCGCCCGTTGGCGGCTACACCCGCATGCCCTTCGCCAGCACCTCGCTCGGCGCGGAGCAGCCACTGCTCAACTCGGAGCTTCTCGGCTACGGCCGCGATCCGCTGGCGCCGATCAAGGACGCGGTGACGGCAGATGGCGATGTCGTCGTGCCGCTCGACGCCGAGGCCTTCGGCTTCTGGCTGAAGGCGGCGTTCGGGACGCCCACGACCACGGGCGCGGAAGCGCCGTACAGCCACGAGTTCCAGTCGGGGTCCTGGACGCTGCCCAGCATGTCGATCGAAACCGGCATGCCCGAGGTGCCGCGCTATGCGATGTATTCCGGCTGCGTGCTCGACCAGATCACCTGGCAGATGCAGCGCTCGGGCCTCCTGACCGCGACGGCGCGGCTGGTGGCGCAGGGCGAGACGGTGGGCACGACCACCAGTGCCGGAACACCCGCGGCACTGGAGCTGAAGCGCTTCGGGCATTTCAATGGCGCGATCACGCGCAACGGCTCGGCCCTCGGCAACGTGGTCTCCGCCGAGATCACCTATGCCAACAATCTCGACCGGATCGAGACCATCCGCTCGGACGGCCGCATCGACGGTGCCGACCCGTCCATCGCCGCGCTGACCGGCCGGATCGAGGTGCGCTTCGCCGACCAGACGCTGGTGACGCAGGCGATCAACGGCGAGGCCTGCGAGATGGAATTCGCCTACGTCCTGCCCTCGGGCGAGAGCTTCACCTTCACCGTGCACGCCGTCTACCTGCCTCGCCCGCGGATCGAGATTTCCGGGCCGCAGGGCGTGCAGGCCACCTTCGACTGGCAGGCCGCCCGCGACAGCGTGGTCGGCCGGATGTGCACCGCAACCCTCGTGAACGACGTGGAGACGTATTGATGCTGACGCTCGACCTGACGAACGCGCCACGCTGGCATGACCTCGCCCCCGGCGTCCGGGTGCAGCTGCGCCCGCTGACCACCGCGCTGATGGTTGCCACGCGCGGTGACCCTGTGGTGGAGGCATTGCCCGAGGACGCCTCCGACGAGGAGCGTGCGGTGGCCTTCGCCAAGGCGCTGGCGCGGCGGGCGGTGCTCGCCTGGGTGGGCATCGGCGACGCCGACGGCAACCCGATCGACCCCAGCCCCCAGGCCATCGACGCGCTGCTCGACGTCTGGCCGATCTTCGAAGCGTTCCAGCTGACCTACGTCTCGAAGGGTCTGCTGCTGGAACAGGAAAAAAACGCCTCCGCGCTCTCGCCGAATGGTCCTTCGGCGGGGGCGACCGCTACTGCCAAGCCTGTGCGCAAGCCTGCCCGGACTGCCCGGCGCGGCTGAACCGTCCGGAAACTCCGGAGGGTTGGCAGGTCTGGGATCTCGTCGGCCGCCTCGGCGGCCAGCTCCGCGTGCTCCCCGGCGCGGTGATCGGCTGGGACATGGGCGCGGCGCTCGCCATGGCTGGGGCCCTCGGCGTCAACAACCTGCTCGTCGCTGAACTGCTGCCCGAGATCGAGGCGGTGATGGTGCGTCGCTCAAACGAACGGATCGGAGATGGCCATGGCTGAAAAGAGGGTCAGTGTCCGCCTGGTCGCGGAAGGCGGCCGTCAGGTCCGCGCCGAGTTGGAAGGCATCGGCGAGGCGGGGTCGCGGGGCTTTGGCCGCTTGTCCTCCGAGATGGAACTGGCCAATGCCCGGCTTGGCAGCTTCGCCCGCAAGGCCGGGATCGCGCTTGCCGCCATGACCGCCGCCGCCGCGGCGGCGGGCGTCGCAATGGTCCGCTCGGGGCTGGACATGATCGGCGCGCAGGCCGACATGGCCGCCTCGCTCAAGACCACTGTCGAGAGCCTGCAGGTGCTGACATGGGCTGGGGAACTGGCCGGTGTCTCGATGGGCGAGATCGAACAGGCCACCAAGAAGCTGACCACCCGGCTGTCGGAAGCCGCAGCCGGATCGGGATCTGCGGTGGGCGCGCTGCAGCGCCTGAACCTCACGGCCGCCGAACTGCAGGCGCTGCCCTTGGATCAGCGCATCGTCGCCATCCAGGACGCCCTGGCGCGCTATGTTCCCGAGGCCGAACGCGCCGCCGTGGCGTCGGACCTGTTCGGCGACCGCGCCGCGCTGGCCTTTCTGCGCATCGACTCCGCGACCCTTCGCGAGGCGGCGCAGGATGTGCAGGATTTCGGGGTGGCGGTCAGCGCGACCGACGCGGCGCAGATCGAACGCACCGGCGACGCCATCGCCAAGCTCAGCCTGATCTGGCTGGGCCTGACCAATCGTCTGACCGCCGCCGTCGCCCCAGCGCTGGAAACCGTGGCGAACGCGCTGGCCGACATGGCGCGGGGCACGGGGCCGGTCGGCAGCGCGATCACCATGCTCTTCGACAACCTCGGGCGGCTGGCCACCTACGCCACGACCTTCGCCGCCGTCATGGCCGGACGATGGGTGGCTGGTCTGGCTGCGGCGGCCCTGTCAGTGCGCGGCCTCGCCACGGCGCTCGTCTTCCTGCGCGGCGCGCTGATCCGCACCGGGATCGGTGCGCTGATCGTTGGCGCAGGAGAAGTGGTCTACCAGTTCTCCCAACTCGTCGCCCGGGTCGGGGGCGTTGGCGAGGCCTTCCGTCTGCTCGGTGATCTGGCATCCGAGGTCTGGTCTCGGATGGGGCTGGAGTTCGACGCGGCGCTCGCCCGGATGGCCGCTGGATGGGAGGGGCTGAAGGCCGCGGGGCTTTCGGCGTTTGAGGGCACAATCGCGGGCGTGGTCAGTTTCGGCGACCGGACGGCGGCGGTCTTCCAGGGCGCCTATGACGCCGCCGTCGCGATCTGGGGCGGCCTGCCCGGCGCCATCGGCGACTTCGCCTTTCAGGCGGCGAACGGGCTGATCTCGGGCGTCGAGGCGATGCTGAACGGTGTGGTCGAGCGGATCAATGGCTTCATCAACGGTCTGAACGCCGCGCTGGACCTGCTGCCCGACTGGGCGGTGGGCGAAGGCGGGGTGCGGATCGGCACGCTGGACCCGGTGGAATTGGCACGGATCGGCAACCCGTTCGCGGGTGCTGCAACTGCCGCCGGAGCCTCTGCAGCCGATGCCTTCTCGGCGGCGCTTTCTCGGACTTACCTCGAGCCGCCCGACCTCGGGCTTGGCACGATGGCAAACGATGCCCGCGTCCGGGCCGACGGCTATCGCGAGGCGGCGGGCATGCTGGCCGATGCAGCAGGCCGACCGCTGGCAAGCTGGCAGGCGCTGCGCGATGCTGTGTCGGGCGCCGGGACGGAGGCTGAAACCGCGCTGGCCGATGCAGCTATGTCGGCGGATGCGCTCGGGCTCGAACTCGACGACACAGCCGCCGCGGCCGGAGGTGCCGAAGCCGCCGCACGCGATGCCGGGGCAGCCGCGACCGAGGGCGCCGAGCAAGCCGCCACGGGGTGGCGTGCGGTGACCGCCGCGCTTGCGGACCACGCCGCGAAGGCGCGCGAAATCGGCGGCGACATCGGCCAGGCGCTGGTCGGGGCGTTCACCTCGGCCGAGAACGCCGTGGGCGACTTCGTCAAGACCGGCAGGCTCGACTTCCGCGACATGGTCGGCTCGATGATCGCCGATCTGGCGAAGCTGGCGGCGCGGCGCTTCATCCTCGGCCCCATCGCCAACGCCCTGTCGGGCGCGCTCGGCGGAGCTGGGGGACTGTTCGCCAACGTCCTGCACGCGGGCGGCATCGTCGGATCGACTGGTCCCGGCCGCATGGTCCCGGCGCTCGCCTTCGCGGGCGCACCCCGGATGCATGCGGGCGGCTGGGCCGGGCTCAAGCCTGACGAGGTTCCGGCAATCCTGCAACGGGGCGAGCGGGTGCTGTCGCGGCGAGAGGCGGCAGGCTACGGCCCGACCAGCGCGCCTGCCGTCAACGTCACGATCATGGCCCGCGACGCCGAGAGCTTCCGCCAGTCCCGCACGCAGGTCGCCGCCGACATCGCCCGCGCTGTCTCGCTCGGCCGGAGGGGTATGTGATGGCGTTCCACGAAGTCCGGTTTCCCGACAGTATCAGTCGCGGCGCGCGGGGCGGGCCGGAGCGGCGCACGCAGATCGTCGAGCTCGCCTCG